TCCTCATACCCATATCCCATTGATGTAACACCCGAAAGTGATTGGAAAATAGTATCTCGGTATGCTTTTGACATGTCACCAGCAATACCAATTTTAGAATTTAATTCGTTTCTTAAATTAACTTCTTGTTGTAGTATTTTTCCACCATCGTTAATAAGTTTGGATAAAAGATCATCTGCAACATTCGAGAGTCCTTTTACTAACCCACCTTCTTTACCAAAAAAACCACTTAACATTTCAGCGGTACCTTTGATTAATTCACTTGGTTGCGTAATTTCAGTTGACGCTCTTGAAGATACTAATGATGTTGAGATATCTTGAATTTCCGATAGACTCGCCAATGCTTTTTTGGTGTCACCGAAATCCATCTTATCAAATGTGGTTTTTTTCTTGTCTTTATCTCCTGACGCAGCATCCCATAATTTACCAATATCCGATTCAGAAGATTTATCATCGGGATATATTTCCCTATATTTCTTTATGAACTCGTTCCTTGATAACTTATACGCAGCGAGTAACTTATCTACACTCATTGATTAGTTGTTTATTAATATAAATAGATTAATGATCACTTTCCAACTCCATAATGTAGTTAATATAATAACGTCTAATGTGTATGGGCATTCTAAGAATTTCTTCGTATGAAAATCCTCTCTTAACTAAAAATAATATTTCGGTAAGTTGACCCTTCTTATAATCCGTAGAAAGGGCGAAAAAACTCAACCCCGAACCCAAGATCAACTTGGATTGTGTCTCCTGACGGGGTATTTACTGATCTAGTTAGATCTAAACTCGGTTTATTATCTTTTACAAATTTTCTAAAGTCTTGTGAATCCTTTATTGGAAGTGTTTGAATGAAATTATAAATGGTCATTAATTCTCGATTTCCGTTAACCGATTTAATCATCATTTCTAATTGTTTGGTGATTATTGGGGCAGCACCATGACCTGTCCAACTATCTTGGATATCCTCCAAGTCTTTTTGTTGTTTCTTGGTTAAAAATTTAAAAGTTACATCAACCTTAGATTTTGGCATAAAAAATGTAAATTCACCATTACTATCTTCTTTTAATTTAAATTCTCGTATTGAAACCTCACTAATATCAACAACAACACTAAAATCTTCATTAGTTTTTGTGTCCTTCAATCTAAATGTATATTCAGGACCAAAAGAAGTGTTTCTTAAAAAAATAAGAACAGCCTGTTGATCTTCTTCTGAGATTTCGTCAATATTAAAATCTTTATCTAATATTTTTCTTTTCAATAATTCAGTCATTACCGAATTTGACGCGATTAGATTTTGAGCTGATAATATATTTTCATCAGATGCGGTTAAGTATGCCACTCTTAATGATTTCTTACCATTCGAATAGTGAATACCTCTACTTGGTAGTTCAACGACATCGTAGGCAACTGTTGGGTCTATTGCAAAATTTTCCATATAAGTAAATGTATCAAATAATTATTCAATTGTAAAGTTTTAAAAATAAAAAAGGTATCGAAATTCGATACCTCATTATATTGACAGAATTTATTTTAATTTTATTAGTAAACTTGGATACATCTATCCATTCTTAATGTACAAGTAATTGAAGCTAACGCATCATTATTGTAATCAAGATCACCAAAATTTAAATTTGTTAAGAATGCACCTTGGAGTATCCATTTTTCAACTACAACTCCGGTTGGGTCTAACATTTCAATTTCAATATCTTTTTTATATCCGGCAGCATATCCCATTCTACCTGTTACTGACTCAGCGTGTAGACGGAACCATTCCATTAATGCTTGTGACGCTGATGGTCCAATTGGATCTTTAAACGTTACATCCATAGTATCCCATTCAAATCTTCCTGCAACATAAGTTGAGGTATTTAAAAACGGAATAGCTACAGGGTTAATTTTTGCACTAGGTCTTTTAGCTGAGGTTACATACCATTCATTAATTCCCAACGATGAAGGAAATCTTACAATGAATCGGTTAACTCTTTTCGGTTCGAAAGGAACCGGCATTTTCATTAATAAATCTGCCATTTTTGTATTTTGTTAAAATTTTTATTTATTTTATCTTCTTATAAATATACTCGAAACATGAAATATTTTTTTTTGGAATTATTTGACTTTGTCATTTTTTTTCGTTAGTTTTTTACAACACCCAGTATAACTAGTTCCAGAACAAATATTTTTAATTATTTCTTTTAATATTAATAATAAATACTAGCATAACTGGTTCCAGAATACTGGAGGTGGTATAAAAGTATAAATTTTATAAAAAATGGTTCTACATAGAACATTTTTTTCCTAAATAAAAGAAAAAGGGGGATCCGAAGAACCCCCTTTTATCATTTTACCATTAATTATATATTCTCAAATGATGCTCCTGTTGGAGTAATGATAAATTCAACATCAATAAATTCGAGAGCTCTTGTCGGTTTAACATAAATCTTACCTCTAAGAGTATTTGCATCAATGTCTTCAGGATCGTTAGAAACTGTTACACGGAAGTCATATAAACCTCTTTCCTTTTTAATTGATTCAAGAATTGGGTTTACCAATCTTAAGAATTCATTTCTCACTTGTTCGTCATTTTGTTCAAATAACAATCTAATTGCTACTGCAGATATTAATTTTCTTGCTCTTAATAGTAATCTTCTTACGTTGATTCTATCCAATGCTGATTCTCTGACTTGTAAGGTCTTATTACCCCAAATAATTGTTCCTGTGTCTGAGAAAGTTGCAATTGGGTTAATTCTATTTTTGTAAAGTTCATCTCTTTCGTCTAATGTTAATTTCTTAGACGCTTTGATCGCGTTTACCAAACCTCTTGAATAACCAGCAACTGCGAACCATGGATAAGCTACATTGTCAGTTAACGCAATATTTTTTACAACTTCACCAGTTGGTGGAAGATATAATTGAGTCGCATTGTCTGTATCTCTTACTTGGATCCAAGGCCAATATGTTGCAGAATAGTTACTATCCAACGCCACACTATCTAAATTATCAACAATTTCGTCAGCTGTTGAAACATTTGGTGCTGAGATTATGTATAAGGAATCCGCTCTATCATTCTCAATCATGTCAATAGCTTGTGTAGTTAAGGAACTATGATCGTAGAAGTTAATTCCCGGTGTTGCAAATATGTTAATATCAACAGCTTCAGGATTTGCGAATGTTTGAATACCATCGTAGAAAGCGTAATAATCTGAGTTTCCTACAGATGAACTGAACACTCCACCATTACCTGTATGACCACTAACATAGGTGTTTTTACCAAAAATGTAAGAATCACCATATGATCTCACATCTCTATAGATATCCCAACCATCTTTACCACCAAATACTGCGAATGTAAATTTACGATTGTTAATATTATCTAATGATCCTTTATCAGAACCTTCTAAATCATAAGGAGTAACTTGGAAATTGGTACCTGATATTGTTGACGCGTTTGAAGATAAGTGGAAACCAAATGTTTCACCAGAAGCACTTGAACCCTTAAATTTAAATAAATCTTTATCAAAACCAACTTGACTTGAAAGTCCTAATGATACTTTTCTAATTTTATCACCACTTGATAAAACAGGTGTACCGTCTGATTCGTTAGAAATTACATCACCAGCATTGTAATATTGTGTTTTATACATTACACTACCTAACGTACTACCTGAGAATGATCCATTAGACATAAATCCTTTAAATCCTGCAGGGAACGCATCCGTTGGGTGGTTATCAGATAATGATAACATTATATATTTTGAACGTAATTCATATTCACCATCTGATGTTCCTATTTTTCTTCCAACGTAACCCGGTAAATCAGGATTCATTGAACATCTTGTAAATTTCTCAAGTACAACAATGTTATCATCAGTATCATTAAAATCTCTAACTATTAAATCAAATTCACCTGAATCTAAATTAATATTTTGTATCATGATTTTTACTTGGAAGTTTGCACTCTCACCATCCGCAATTGTAATAACTTGGAAAAGATCGGATACTTCACCACCTCTAACTTCTGAAACAACTGTTGGAGATATTGTTGTATCCCATTGTCCTAAGAAATCATCACCGTTTAATTCATAAACCGCGTCTAAACTAATACCTCTAACTAATCCCTTATCGAAGGCACCCTTTAAAAGTTTTGGATAAACTTCATGTACATAAACAGGGAACTCTGATTTTGATTTATCAAAAACTTCAGATCCTAATACTTTAGTTATGTATTTGGTTGATGTAGTATCAAAACTACATGTAAACGATTTAGATCCACTTGTTGAACCTGTTACGTTAATTGAGAATTCACCTAAAGGATTATTAGTTACATCAAAACCTGTAACTGATGATAACACAAATGATGTGTTTCCTGTTACTTCATAGTTTAATGTTTGACCACTATATGAACCTCTAGTTCTTAATGCCGCAACGATTACATTATCATAGTCAGTATTTACTGAAGCGGCGTATTCATATCTTGTTACGTCGAAATGAGTGTCATTCCACACAAATAGATATGAGTAAACCTCACTTATGGTTGCACCACTATTGAAAAATACGTTAAACCATTCTTTATTATGATTTGAACTCTCATTAATTTGTCCTGATAAAGGTGAAACAACTTCATCACCAGATTGACCCGCAACGTCATCACTATCGGGATTACCTATTACAAACCAATTTCCTGTTTGTCCTGTAGTATATCCACTAAAATTAGTTTCAATATATTCTGTTATTGATGTTCCATCACTCGCAGTTTTACCCGATAATTCACCATATATTGTACTATTTGTGATATCTGTAGGATCTAAAGTTATACCTGTTGTAGATGTGTAGTCAGTTAAGTCTACATCAACACCACCTAAGGTTTTAATTCCGAATGTTTTATATGGTTTATATCCTGATAAACCAAGAACTCTTGTTACGAATAATTGATTTGATTCTTGTAGATACGATTTAGCGACATATGGTAATTCGTATTTTGGATTACCCACACCATCTTTAGATGGAGAAGTAGTTCCAAAATAAGTTCTAAATTCGTCAAAATTAGAAATTAGTATTGGTTCGAAGGCTGGACCTTTTAGAGTCTCACCAACTAAACCAAGTGTTGTTACCCCAACGCTTTGTGCTACAAATGTTAAATCTTTCTCTGAAGTATAAACACCAGGAGAAACGAATACTCTGTTTGAATTTGCCATTGATTACTGTTTGGTTAAAATTTTTATTACTTTATTCAATAAATATCTTTGTTTTTAGCAAAGATTTCCGTATTTTTCAATAAAAGGATACTTTTAGATAGAATATTATCTTTATTTATCTTATTAACGAAAATACATGGATAAGACTAATAAAAACATTAAAATTAGTGACAAACATCACGAAATGTTAAAAAAATATTGTGAAGAAAATGGATTAAAAATTTACAAAGTTGTTGAAAAGTGGATTGACACCAACTGTAAACCTAAAAAAAGAGATATGTACGGAGATTAATATAGATACGTTACACCAATAGTTGATCCAATTGGTGGGTATCCTTGAAGTGTAACAACTCTCCTATCGGTTATTTCAAATCCCGAACCTTCATCCTCGATAAGACCATTAATATCTAAAGTCACAATACTGTCAATTTCGTTTAAAACGGTAAAAGAAACGGACGAACCATCGTATGTAAAATATTCAGTTGTAACTTGTATTGGTCTACCATATGTGTCAATTATAACACTATTTCTTCCTTTGTAATATGTTATTGTAACTACACTACCCTCGGTTGGTGGTGTGACAAATGTTATTTTTGAGGTTGTTGCAACGTGGAAATAATCAACATCTCTTTCTTGAACCAAACCATTCACCGCAACATTAAATAATATACCCATACTCTCACCAACACTGAAAACTACCTGTACACCATCTGCAATGAAACTTGCTATGGTGATGTCAATTGTCTTGTTAACGTATTTTTTCTGAAAATTATTACTTTGGATAAATTCATTTAATAAAAACATTCTACTAATTGCTGGTTTAACCTCAAACTCTTCGTTATCTATAAGGAACCCTAACATTGTGAATTTATAATTTTGTAAATAAAATCTACGATTGTCAATTGTTTCTATTGGGGTATTGTCATCAATACTATCCATAACAATTGGAATGTAGTGACCCTTAACAGTAGTGTATGCCTGTCTTGATGAAAATTTCTGTAAGACAATTTTATTAAATCTATTTAAATCTCTTATTTTAGTACACACTATTGAAACTTCGAATGAAATGTCTATCGGTACGGGTTGAGGCATTTTATATATATCAGCACCCATTTGTGTCCCATTCCATGTTGGTACGGATGCATAATAGAACGAATTTCTGTCAGGAATTGATCTTTGTAGGGATGGGTTAGTTCCTGGCTGTACATCAGGTCTTCTAACTACC